GCGATATGGGGCCATACTTGAAGTACTTCCGCCTCTCCAGTCCTAAGGACCAGGAGGGAAAGCACAGTATGGCCACCCATATCAATCTGTGGTGCCAAACACGCGCGACTGGACTTGCGGACATGCAGATGGCTGAGAACTCACTTAGTAAGTTCAAAGCCACGGTCACCCGAACCGACCCGGTAACTGCAGAAATCTTAGATTCCTACACCGAGACGATCAGGCGATCAACTGCATGTGTCAGAGCCGTCCAAGGCTTTCATGCTAAGATCTCCTGTGGGCCTAAGGCCTGCATGGAGAGCCCTCAGCAAGAAGGCGGACAGACGGGTGAACTCTGCCGCATAGTCAGAACAAGAAAAGTTGGGTATAGGTATGACTTCGCAACCTTGGAGCGAGTGCACGATCCCAGGAGGATTAAATCCTCCTCGGATGTGCTAGACTACTGTGTGCAGTGGGTTCTTGAGAACCCTGGACTAGCTAAGCTAGTCCGACCGCACGCAGTACTCGAACCGTCCAAGGCGCGAGTCATTACCATAACCCCCTTCGCGGTTTCGAGAATACAGGGTGTAGTCGCGCATTTGATCAGCCCTTGCCTAAGGCAAAGGTACCAGACTAGGTCTGGCATGACCAAATCGCGGCACCTATGGAACCTCAACCATCACCTTCATCCTCAGGATAAGGTGTGGGAGAGGGCCAAAGGGCACCCCGTACTCTCAACAGACATGAGTAATGCCACTGATCAGCACTCTCGCAAATTCGCTAAGCGGATTTGGAGAGAGCTACTGTGGCATCTCAAGACTGTAGAAGGAGCCCCACTAGGTCTTATAGCTCTCGCCGCTCACCTACATACCTCTGAGAGGTTTGTAGTGATGACAGAGTTTGACGGTGGGGTCACCAATGTAATATACGACGAGATGTTCAAAACACACATCGGTATATTCATGGGTGATTTCCTTACTAAACCGATCCTCACCCTAAATCAGGACATTTGCCTGCGCCAAGCACAGGTACCTGTCTACTCGATTGTGGGTGATGACGTCCTAGCGATAGGACCGGAGGACAACTTGCATACCTATCTAGGCTGTTCTTCAGAACTTGGTAACGGAGTCTCCATAGAAGACACATATATTTCTAAGAAATACATGTTCTACTGTGAAGAATCCATGTTGGTCCCAAGGACCACCATGGATCTCCCGGTTGTTCAAATCAAACGCGGTGAATCTAAGATTCACTACGTTGATACACCGAGGCTCCGTCTCCTGATCCCTACGTGCACTGAAACCTTAGGTTTCAGTGGAGTGCAGGCCGGTCGGTTCTCTTTGCTTGGCAAGGAGTCCCGATGGGTCCACACGACACATAAGGGTCAGGAGGCACTGTATGCAAGAGCTCAGCTCTTGCAGCACATTATGCTAC